GATAGTGTAGCACCGGTACGACCAACGTAACGTGGCGGCTTTCTGAGGTTCAAAGTAGTACCAATCTTGGCACCTTCAATACCAAACTTGTCAGAGTACTCACGGTTGACACCTTTGGTGAAACTAAGTTGGTTTTCAAGGATCATCAAAGACTCTTTGGTGATCATGCTAATGGTAAGCTCCGTATTCGCTACGGTCGTTGGATAATTGCTCATAGTTGTATTTTATTTTTGTTTTTTACGCCATTCTTTATATTTGTCGAATGACATAGTGTTTGGGTCTTCTGCAATAATACCGGCTGTTGAACCACCTACTGGTATTATTGGCGCAGGTGCTTTTGACAGTGGTATTTGAGGTTTAGGTGCAACACTTATTGTACGTGAACTTATATTATGTTCCATAACACCAATAGCCTTCACAAGCTGAATGTCAGATAGTGTGTTGAGTCTTAAGAGTTCATTACGATCTTTGGCCAATTCATACATCAATGGACCTCCAATTTCACTCTCAACTATCAAGCGCTTTAGCGTGTTAGATGCTGGAACGTCAGCTACGCTACTCACAACAGTGTCGAAATCTGGTTGCGCTACACGGAATGCTGCTACAGATTCAGCTAAACCTTCAGACTGCATTGCTTGGACTGCTTCGTTAGCAGCTATCATCTGCGTAGCACTTCTTTTGTTTAGAGATTCTTGAACAGAGTATTGCGTGGCAGCGTCGATGTACTCAGCGTTTGTTTCAAACTTATCAGGATTTGGTTTCTCCAGTGGTGTCGACGATGGATTTGACCCGCCCCTAATGACAACATCAAGTTGTCTCTGAAGTTCATAGTTCTTACGCGTGAGTTTGTCGATTCTTTTCTGGAAACCTCCAGAATGCTTTTCAATACCTTCTTGTTCGCCAGGTATAGGAGGCGTGGCAGCCGGTGGTTCAGTTGATATAGTATCTACTGGAGGTACTGCAGCAGGTGGTACCTCTGGTATAGCGGGCGGCACTGGTGTATTTGTGACCGATGGTACAGACGGTGGCGTTGTTTGTGCAGGTGGTACTACTGCTGCAGGCGGTGGTACTTGTTCCTGAGATTGAGGTGCCCCGCCATATGCGGCTATAACCTGTTCCGGTGAATCCGTGGTAGATGTAATTGTTATTGCCATTGTTGTCTGTGATTATAAACCTGGTGTTTGCCCGCCAGTAGGTTGTTGACCTTGTTGGTCAATTTGGTCATCTTTAGTTGGTTCGTCGCCGATTGGTTCATCAACCGATAATAGATTGAGTCTATTATCAATTGCTGCTATTTCAGCATTAAGCAGTGAGACGTTTTCTTTTGAAGCCGCGTTCATCTCAGCTATGACCATTTGAGTCCTCATCTGAGCGAACGCGATACGCTCTTTACTTTCAACTTCAACCTGTTTAGTTTCAATTGTATGACTAAGTTCATGGACTTTATCAGATAGGTCACTGATCATCTTCTGACCTTGTGCAATCATCTGTTGGACCTGAGGAGGTACAGGAACTTGGTCTTTTGGTACTCTATTACCATCAGGTAGTGTAATGAACTCCTGTGGTTTCAATTCTGGTGGGAGTGTTTTCTTGAAGCGCTCTGCGGCTTCGGCAGCACCATCCCAATCCATGTTCTTCAATAGAATATCACCAGCGATCTGCATCATTGGTGGGTAACTTTGCGTGAGTTGAATCATATTAGTTACAGCCTCAACGCGCTTAGATGCATAACTTGTTCCAGCCTTTACGATGACTGTGTACTTACCTTTGGTCAAATTGTACTCTTTCTGTACATCACCTTCCATCGTTATTTGGTTGATAGCTACCATAGTAGCTTCATCATTATCACCTACGATTCTAACAATACGTGGAGTGTCATAGTAGTACGGTATGGCTTCAAGTAGTATAATACCAATCGTACGTATGGAGTTATTTAAGTTGTCACCGTAATGGTATGTACCTTGGTCACTCTGGTTATCACGTGCTACGATAGCCTTGGCTGAGTTCTCATTGCTACGACCACCAAGACTTGCATCATATATACCAGTCGTTGCCTTCATATCATCAACAGCCTGGGCTCTTGCCGTTGAAATAGCTGCTATAGCTGGTTCAAAGTTATTCCTCTGTGGTAGAGGTAAAACCTGGCCATTTTTAACTATGGCTTTTACTTCAAGGTAACCATAGTTCTTAGCATTTGCAGTTCCCCATATCTGTTCACGACCTTCGAACTGACCTTCATACCCTATAAATGGAGCACGTGGGGTGGAGGCAATTGCTTCAGTTTCTGTTGCTGCCCAGTAGTTGAACATCCGTTGTGGATCCTTAGCGTAACGCGTTACGCTTTCAATCACTGTCTTACCATTGATATCAATCTCATCGCCAAGTACTGGTACAATTGGTATATGTTCTCCTGGCCATATAGTCTCACTTAGAATTTCAATACCATTTGATTTATACCATTTGATAACATGTTCAAAGTCCTCACGCTCTTGAACGATTGAAAGACCTCCAGGTAATAGGAATGATCCGTCAATGTCAACGGCGATACTGTCCTTGCGAACACATGAACCATCAGAAAGTTGAACAAGCTTGTAGTTACTACGCTCCCGTACATAATATTCAACAACACGACAACCGTGGTCAGTAACCCAACCAGGAACCGCATCGCCAAGAGTTCTCCAATCTGGCATTTTAGAAAGCTCAGCGTTAGGATATTCTTGCTTAAATGCTTCTTTTTCGTATTCAGTCATTACAAAAGCGTAGTTAGCATCACTACGATCTGCCTCTTGGCATGATGGGTCCATATACACCAAGAACGGATTCTTCACCCTCTTGATGCGTAAATCTTGGAGCATTGTGCCTTTCACGAACTGTGAAATAACTCTGATGTACCCAAATGAACTACCAGCAGCGAAGTTCAGAGCTGTATTATAAGCTTCTTGAGCATTTGATTCTTGCTCAATGTTCCTTATCAGAGATTGTAGAACATTGGCCACTTCAACTGTAGCTTCATTATCAGACGGTGAAACAACAATCGCTGACTTCATCTGTCTCTGTTGGTTCGTTACTTGACGTATGAACTGAGGTATACGGTTGATGGTCACTACAGGACGATCACCGCGCAACATCTTCATCTCATCAGGCCATTGGTCACCAGTACGAAACTTGAGATCATCAAGGGCAGCAGTGCGTATATCTTTCTCAGCCTCAGCAGTGAATGTAAACCTGTCCCTTATGGTTTTGAGTAGTAACTCATTTTGGTTTTTAACTTTCGGAGGCATCTTATATATTCTAATAGGGTTCGTTTCTTATATCCACTAGCGACTCAGGTCGAATAATTGATACGTAAGTCATGCGTTTATACCTACGACCTTTCCGCTTCGACCTACGGAAAAGGTATATTTAAGCTCCCATCCACCTCAAATTCTGCTCTCCGTACAATTGTATAATATTGTCGGTTATTTTCTTCACAACTGGCGTCTGAATACCTATATCACTCATAACGTAGTACCTAGTTGCATCCATCAAGTGATCACGTGCCTTCACAATTTTACCTTTCTCATCTCTACGGTATAATCTGAACTCTGAGAGCCAGTTCGTACATGATTTAGCAACTTTTAACTTACCACTTGACAGTAATGTCCACATTCTGTAGATGCCAGACTCAACCGCGTTGTTCGCTGTCTCAAGGTTAAGCCCAAGGTCACAATACTGATCAATCAAAGCTGTACCATCTTTCTGTGAACGACCTCTTGCAGCCGGGTCTATAACACCAGGGATCCAAATTCCTCTGTCTTGCACGGCTTTTGTATGCACGACTGGTTCGACCTCTCCTCTGTAGTACTCTGAGAACAAGTACCTGACGCCAGTTCCTGGGTCTTCTGCTCCCCAGATACACGCTGTCCTATTCCATCCCACATCAAGTCCATACGATTTTCTGAAGTAATCTGGTATCTCAAAGTCATCATAAACAATGTCCTCTTCTGGTATGGGGTAGATTGCACCGGAACCAAGTTGAGGCACGCCTTTCGACCTTGCGTCACGTTGGTGTGGTGGAAGAGCCGCGAACAACTCATCTTTCATTGCCTTGGTAAGATGTGGAGCATCGTCCCAGGTGGCCATTACTACGAACTTGTTTTCTTTACGCGAATCAAATGAACCATCTGGTAAGAACGCCAGCACAACCTCTGATAATCCTGAGAGTGGGGTGAATGTCAATAAGATCATACCGTTGTTGGTCATGGTTCTTATCAGGCACTCAAGGTAGACGTCATTTGGCGGTTCTTCGTCAAGTAGAATGACATCTCTCTCAGTACCTTGGAAACTCTCCCTGCCTTGCTCATATGATTTGAAGGTGCACTGAGACGTACCACCAGTTTTATGCCTCACGTACACAGTATCAATACCATCTGTCACACCAGGTGACTTCGTGGTTTTAACGATACTTTCATAAGGTAAAACTCCAGTTCCCATGTTATTTATAGGACCCAAGAGTTTTGTTTGTAGAATCTCACGTACAGTCTTACCAGTATCACCAGCTACCCATGCGGTGATTGGCTTTTTGAATTTTCTAAAGCCATTTTCCTCTGTCCACCACTCTGGGTACTGACCTGTCAAGTGCAAGGTTAATTCGTATAGACCAACGCTCTCAGTTTTACCGATACGGTTGGCGGCCAACATTAAGCGTTCACGGTGCTTAATACCAGCCTTGAAGAACTCCATGTGTTTTACATACAATTCACGGCGCAGAGGACCTTCATTTGGGTAGTACGTGTCAATCTTACGCCTTGATTTACGTGTTTTAATTTCATCAAGAAGAGCTATCTTCTCAATTATTTCTTCACGTGTTTGTATCAATCTACTAAATCTTCCTTTTCTGCAAGTTTGGCAATTAGTTCTTCATCTGTGAGGTTCTCATATGGTCTCACAGAAGTTTCAATTTTCTGAGATACAAGTTTTGGCGCGAAGTACGGAGCGGCTGATTTTGCTGCTTCCATACGGAGTTCAATCTTTGGGTACACGATCTCATTACACTTGGTACCAGTTTCGCCGTCAATATAGGTTTGTTCAACCCCGACACCAAGCATTACGCCTTTAAGCCACTCATGTGGGTTAGTGTCTTCATTGAGAGCAAGCAGTGTTGCTTTAGCTTTTGGACTTGATACATCTAGCATAAGCGTAAATTGTTTAATTAACTGAATATAATATTTTCTATATTAATAAAGAAGCAATATTTTATTTATTTTTATACTATGGCCGGCAAAGAGCAAAGAGAAATATTATCATACAGGACAGACTCAAAAGTTTATGCCTGTCCTTTTGATGCCAGAGCTTATTTATCATCAAAAGGAGTTCATGACGTATATGCAGTTAAGAATGTTATACATAAGTGTAGTCGTGGGTATTTTGTACTTGAGGAACACTTGTTATCACACATCACTAAACTTGATATAGGTTACGTATTTGGTTGGAAACAGACCTCTAACCCATTTAGGAAGCAAGAGGGTATTATTGGATATATCACTGATGGGGTGTATGTTGATGCTTGGACAGGCGCAAAGCGGTACGTTGGACATATTGACGCCAGAGATATGTGTCATATGCCCCAGTACGGAAATGGACAAACCGGTATTACATCAGTTAAGTAATGGGGCAGTTGTAGTTTCCAGGCGCACGCGCGAAAACCTTGAAACTATGAACTAACCCCCCTCTCTCTACTTAATATTTAATTAAAAAAAAAAAGAGAGAGAGAGAGAAAAGAATATAAAAAGGGTTTTACGTTTATAAGCCCGACTAGTACATAAAAAACTATGTTATATATACGCTCAGCTGGACAATAATATAGGAAATGGCCAGCGTAAAGACCAAAGTGGCCAGCGTAAAGACCAAGTGGCCTGCGTAAAGACCAAAGAGCTTTGCTCACTGATATTCAGTAATGTCCCCATAAAGAGTCTTGCTCTAAGTGTTCAGTTGTACATAATGTCCCCACAAAGAGCCTTGCTCATTGATGGTAATATAACTACCTACCTGTATGCTCATTCCGCTCTGATGGTAACATAACTACCTACCTGTATGCTCATTCCGCTCTGATGGTAACATAACTACCTACCTGTATGCTCATTCCGCTCTGGTCTAGGGGGTCAGGCATAGGGTCAGTTTCACATCTATATTTTTCACACACACCGCCGCGCCACGCGCCACGCGCCAAGCCACCGCTCACACCGCGCCACGCGCCACGCCACTGCGCCACGCCAACGACACAACTCACACCAACATGCCATAAGCGTTGACCATCGCGCTTTGGCCAGGGGTTATGTAGCATGACATGGCTTACACTATGAACATTGAACTACGGTCGTAGAACTGAGGTCCAAGATGTTCAGAATGGAAAACACCGAGGATGGCCAAGTTTTTTTTATTGGCCATTTTTATTATATGGCTATATGGCTATATGACTGTATAACTATA